CTGGCTGCTGGTTCTAACTGGGGTACAGATATTGCAACAGGTACGGACTATACACTAGTAAGTGGTGTTGATGTTTCAGCACTGACAGGTGGAACGGACGATTACTCTGTAACTGCTGGTGAAATTGAACGTGGCTATGACAAGTTCGCTGACACAGAAAATCTTGACATCAACCTAGTCATGGGTGGTCCAAGTTCTGGTGTTACAGATAGTGATGATGGTCAGGATACTTTTGTGACCATGATTACTGATCTTGTTGAATTACGAAAGGATTGCGTCGGTTTTGTATCCCCTTATCGTTCGGCAACAGTTGGTGTAACATCATCCATCGCTCAAACATATAATGTAAGGAATGCATTTGATAAATGTCCATCATCCTCTTATATGGTATTCGATAGTGGATACAAGTACATGTATGATAAGTACAACGATGTGTATCGATTTGTGCCGCTAAATGGTGATACTGCTGGTCTTTGCGCCAATACAGACAGTGTTGCAGACCCTTGGTTCTCACCAGCGGGTTACAATCGTGGTGGTGTTCGTGGTGCAATCAAACTTTCTTACAACCCACAGAAAGCAGATCGTGACATTCTTTACAAGTCACGGATTAATCCAGTTGTTGATTTTCCCGGCCAAGGTGTTACACTCTTTGGTGATAAGACTGCTCTTTCCAAACCAAGTGCATTTGACCGCATTAACGTGCGTCGATTGTTCCTTGTTCTTGAAAAGGCAATCGCCACTGCTGCTAAGTTCCAACTCTTTGAGTTCAACGATGAATTCACAAGAGCGCAGTTCCGTAATCTGGTAGAGCCCTTTTTGCGGGATGTGCAGGGCCGTAGAGGTATTTTCGACTTTAAGGTAGTTTGTGACACAACTAATAACACTGGTGAGGTCATTGACCGTAACGAGTTTATTGGGGACATCTACATCAAACCAGCAAGGTCAATCAACTTTATTACACTAAACTTCATCGCCGTTCGAACTGGTGTTGCGTTTAGTGAGGTAGGAGGTTAATCATGGCTAATATAGATGACTTTAAAGCAAGTTTAATCGGTGGTGGTGCAAGAGCCAACCAATTTAGGGTAACTATTACTCCACCATCAGGTATCGCAATCGGTCTTGATACTCGTAGAACTTCGTTTCTTGTTAAGGCTGCAGCACTGCCATCCCGTGCAATCACAGAAATTCCTTTGAAATTCCGTGGTCGTACAATCTACATGGCGGGTGATCAGGCAGAACCAGAAACTTGGGAAACTACGTTCCTTAATGACACTGACTTTGGTGTTAAGAGCGCAATTGAACTTTGGTCAAACGGTATCAATGGATTTGCAACAAACACTGGTGTTATTGCTCCTGCTGATTATCAGACGGACCTTACAGTGGAACAACTTGATAGGGATGAAGCAGTTCTGAAAACATACATTCTTCGTAACTGCTGGCCAACAAACTCTGGTTCTGCAATTGATCTGAGTATGGATACTGAAAGTGCGATTGAAGAATTCTCAGTAACTTGGAGATATCAGTATTTTGATGCATCCGGCGTAAGTATCTAAATTGAACCTACTAAATAGAGGGTAGGAGACATTATGGCAGAACTATTTGGCTTTTCAATACAAAGAGCATCTAAGGATGTGGGGCCCCGTGAGAAAACTTTCACGGACCCCACTCCTGATGATGGCGCAATTGAGGTTGCGGGTGGAGGTTTCTTTTCATCTGTACTAGATACGGATGGACGGGAACGATCTGACCTTGACCTCATTCGTCGTTACAGAGACATTTCTATGCAATCGGAGTGTGATGCTGCAATTGAAGATATCGTGAATGAAGGTATCATTTCTAATCTAAATGATATTCCAGTAAACATTGATTTAACAAATCTACCCTATCCTGATAAAATTAAAAGACGTATGAGAGCAGAATTTAGTGAAGTTCTGCGACTTCTTAATTTTAATGAGAAGGGTCACGATATTTTTCGTCGTTGGTATATCGATGGTCGTTTGTACTATCACAAAGTTATTGATTCAAAAGACCCGCAAAGGGGTATAACTCAGCTTCGACACATCGACCCAACTAAAATTCGTAAGGTACGAGAAACAAAGAAAGACCCTGATCCAAACCATAATGGTATTGAGATGGTCAAAAAAGTAGAAGAGTATTTTATCTACAACGACAAAGGATTTGCATCGGCGGGTGTGCAAGGTAACGATCAGGGTATTAAGATTGCACCCGATTCTATTGTGTATGTTCCGTCAGGACTTCTGGATAACAACTCTGGTCGAGTTATCTCATATTTGCACAAAGCAATCAAACCAGTTAATCAGTTGCGTATGATTGAAGATGCGATTGTTATCTATCGTATTTCTAGAGCGCCAGAACGTAGAATTTTCTACATTGATGTTGGTAATCTACCCAAGATCAAAGCAGAACAGTATCTAAAAGATGTGATGAACCGTTATCGTAACAAGTTGGTGTACGATGCAAGCACAGGTGAGATTCGGGATGACCGTAATCACATGTCTATGTTGGAAGATTTCTGGCTTCCTCGCCGTGAAGGTGGTAGGGGTACAGAGATTACAACACTTCCCGGCGGTTCTAATTTGGGAGAGATTGATGACATCGTATATTTCCAACGGAAACTATACCGTTCACTTAACGTGCCGATTTCAAGACTTGAAGCCGAAAACGGATTTAATCTTGGACGAGCCTCTGAGATTACTAGAGACGAACTCAAGTTTACCAAGTTCGTACAACGTATTCGTAAGAAATTCGTCCCCCTATTCACTGACTTGCTCAAGACTAACCTACTCCTTAAAGGTGTAATCTCACCAGAAGATTGGCCTCGTATGCAAGAGCATATTCAGTATGACTTTATGGAAGATGGTCACTTTGCAGAACTGAAAGAAGCTGAACTTCTTAACGACCGCATTCAAACACTTGACGGTATTCAGTCTTACATTGGTACATTCTTCAGCAAAGAGTATGTGTTGAAGAAGGTTCTCAATATGACCGATGCAGAAGTTCAAGAGATGCGAGATCAAATTAAGAAAGAACTTGAAGCTGATCCATTGGATGGTGGTATTGATATGCCAGATGGTGGTGACGGTATCACAAGGTATCCACAGGATGGCGATGGTGGTGTTATTGGACCAGACCAAATGCCAGACTATGAAGACCCAGAACAAGATGGTAAACCAAATGATGATCAAAAATTTGACAAAGGAGATGAGGAATGAGTAAGGAATTTGTAGACGCAATTGTTGATGGTAACAATCTTGAAGCAGAGAAAGCTTTCAGTATCACAATGGCTACTAGGGTCGGGGATGCACTAGAAGTTAAACGCAAAGAACTTGCAAATACATTTGTAAGTTCGAGTTATATCGATCAGGAATCGGATGTAAATGACCAAGAGGATTGAGGAAATCTATGAATCTACAGTTGTAGAGAGGGATGAACACAGGAAATCTAAGCAATATAAGCGTCTTTCACCCAAAATGAAGGACGCTGTAGACGATTTGTTCAAAAAAATGGATGCGAAACCTTCAGATTTCCTAAATAGTTTCGAAAGAACTATAACTGACGTATCTAAGAAATATAAAGTTCCTGAGAGGGAACTTATTGGATATTTCGAAAAAGAAATGCTGACGATCTAGGGGATAATAATGGCTTTTGCAACAAGAACACTTAGAGATACGCCTGTAAATAATCCGGGCGCAGGCGGATTTGTTACCATCTTGGTTAATATCGAAGATGACACAACTGCAAATAATGCTATCCTAGATGCGAGTGCTTTGGATGGACATGCAAACGGTGCGAAACTGCACATCAATCGTATTTGGTGGGCATTAACACAGGGTACAGCGGATGATGATACAGGTCATATTGACATTCAAGAAAAGGGTGCGTCCTCTGATGTTGTACAGATTCGTTTAGCTGGCACAGGTCACTATGACGGTTCTGCTGGTAAGATTGCATCTGCTGCAACAAATACAACCGCAACTTCTGGTGATCATGAGATGACCTGTTATGGTACATCTGGTATGGTCATGATTGAATTCAAAAAAGACGAAAACTATACATCGTAAGGATAGAAAAATGAAACTATTTTCAGAGGCAGTCGAAGAAGTAGAGTATATCTGCGAAGCAAAGGAAGACGGTAGTAAGAACTACAAGATTCGTGGTATCTTCATGCAGGCTGACATCAAGAACCGTAATGGTCGGGTGTATCCTATGGAAGTACTCAACAAAGAAGTAAATAAATATAACAAGAACTTTATTGAAGAGAACCGTGCATTTGGTGAACTTGGACATCCAGACGGACCAACCGTTAATCTGGAACGAGTATCCCACATGATTACATCTCTGGAACCTGATGGGAAAAACTTTATTGGTGAGGCAAAGATTATGTCTACACCTATGGGTGAAATTGTGAAGAGTCTTATGGATGAAGGTGCAAAACTAGGCGTTTCCTCACGGGGAATGGGCAGTCTAGATCAAAAAGGTGGTGCAAACTATGTGCGGGACGACTTCTATCTCGCAACGGCAGCAGATATTGTTGCTGATCCTTCTGCACCAAACGCTTTCGTGCAAGGTATCATGGAAGGTAAAGAGTGGGTTTGGAACAACGGAGCGTTGTTGGAAGCGGAAATGATAGAGATGAAGAGAGAATTTGATGTTAAGGAGCGTCAAAGAAACGCAAATAGAGAAGCTTTAGCGTTTGCTAAATTTCTTAAAAGACTTTAATCTTATAAATAATATTTAACGATAAGGAGACACCCTATGTCAGAACTAGAACAAACAATTGAAGAGCTGGAAGCGGAAGTGCTTGCAGAACTAGAAGAGGCATCTAAACAGCCTACTGATGGTGCTGCTCCTGCCGAAGGCATGAAGGGTCTTGATGACAAGACTCCCGGCGGCGAAGTCGATGATGGCGGTGAACCCGTTGTCGAACCTGATGCATCAAAATCCCCAACGGATGTTGCTGCAAAGAAGGTTAAGAAAGACACATCTGCACCAACTAAAGGTGCAAAATCAGAACCCAAAGTAAAACAGGGTTCCTCTGGTGAAGCAACACCCGGCGAGTCTCAGAAACTTGCTGCTGGTGATTTTGTTGAACCCGCAGAAGGTCAGGAGGTTGTTAAAGAAGCCCGCATGACTAAAGACATGATGAGGAAAAAAATGGCGGAAAAGATGGATGGTATGAAAGCCGTCGATCTCAGAGCTGCTTACGAAATGATGATGAAACCTGCTGAAGACATGGAAATGGATGAAGAAGCTCTGTCAGAACTCAAGAAACTTGAGGATGCCAAGGCTGAGATCGAAGAGAAGATCAAGTCCATCAATGTCAAGGAAGATGTTGACGCCCTCGTAGAAGGTGAAGACCTCTCCGAAGAGTTTAAAGACAAGGCAGCAACAATCTTTGAAGCTGCTGTTAAATCAAAAACCCGTGAAGAAATCACTCGTATTCACGAAGGAATGACTTCTGAGTTTGAAGTAAAACTGGAAGAGTCGGTTGAAGCTCTTACAGAAAAAGTAGATACTTATCTCAACTACGTTGTAGAGGAATGGACGAAAGAGAACGAGTTGGCAATCGAACGTGGACTAAAGGGCGAGATTGCAGAAGACTTTATCTCTGGACTGAAACAGTTGTTTGAAGATCATTATATTGACGTGCCTGATGAGAAATATGACGTTCTTGAAGCACAGTCTGAAAAAATTGCTGAACTGGAAGAAAAGGTTAACGATGTTATGGAGCAGAATATCGCTCTTACCTCTGTTAAGTCTAGTCTGGTTCGGGAACAGGTCGTATCTGAAGCTTGCGAAGATTTGACCGATACTGAAATTGAGAAGTTCAAGTCTCTTACAGAAGATGTTGACTTTGCCGACGAAGAGTCCTTCAAAGCAAAACTCGACACCTTGAAGGAAAGTTATTTCCCGAAGACGATTGTTGAACAGAGTTTTGATGATGAAGACGGTGGCACCGCACAGGACATTGATACGACTGAAGCAATGAGCGCTTATATGTCGGCAATCAGTCGTAACAAAGCACGTGCCCAATAATATTATTAACGGATGTAATTAAAAAAGGAGAAACAAATGTTTCAGACAGAACATCTACAAGAAAAGTGGCAGCCAGTCCTAGAACACCCCGATCTTCCGAAGATTGAGGATTCTTACAAGCGGGCCGTTACCACTCTCATCCTAGAGAACCAAGAAAAAGCTTTGCGTGAAGACCGTGGTTTTCTTGCAGAAACAGCACCAACCAACAGCACAGGTGGTTCGATTGACAATTGGGATCCAATTCTGATTTCCCTCGTTCGCCGTGCAATGCCTAACCTTATCGCATATGACGTTTGCGGTGTGCAGCCAATGACAGGTCCAACGGGTCTGATCTTTGCGATGCGTTCCTCGCTCACATCTTCCGATGGTGCAGAAGCTCTCGTTGACGAGTCCTTCCCAGGCGCACAGGGTCGTTCGAACCAGAACGCTGCCGGTACAATCGGTGGTGGCGATGTTGGTGGAACAGAAACCAACCCTGCTGTTCTTAATGACAGCCCTGCCGGTACTTACACAAGTGCCACAGGTATGACGACTGCTCAGGCAGAAGCCCTTGGTGATAGCGGCACGAACGCTTTCGCTGAAATGGCCTTCTCCATTGAGAAGTCAACGGTTACTGCGGTTTCCCGTGCGCTCAAAGCTGAGTACACGATGGAACTCGCACAGGACTTGAAGGCAATTCATGGTCTTGACGCCGAAACAGAACTCAGCAACATTCTTTCTACAGAAATCCTTGCTGAAATCAACCGTGAAGTTGTTCGTTCGCTGTATGTTACGGCGGTTGCGGGTGCTCAGGTTAACACAACTAACGCTGGTATCTTTGATCTGGACACCGACTCGAATGGTCGTTGGTC